CTGGTGCGTGGGACGGAGCCAACACGTGTGGTGGTATTTACGCCGGAGAGGAAAGAGCGCCGTTCAAACAGATCCATGTTGTCCCAGTCTTCGGGCAGAAGTGTTTCCAGATATTCACGGACAAGGCCTTCGCGCTCGTCAGATTCCAGAGCTTCGCGCTGCTCCTCTTTAGCCATGATCTCGATTTCGGGATCGAGATGCAGCTTTTCCCCTGCGTTCACATACTCCAGAACCTCTGCCCAGATCTGCCTGATATCTTCCGCGGAAAGATCCCATGAATGCTTTGTACCGCCGCCCGGGGTCTTTACCGGCCAGAATCGTCTGTTGCCAGTCGTATCACGCAGGTAGCCTGATTCGGCATTGGTCGTGCCAAAGAAAATACACTGGCGGGGATGTGGCGTTGCATGCTTGCCAAAGGCTGCACGATAGATGTCATTCTGCCGGGAAAGGAAGGAGCGAAGGGTTTCAACCTCCGTTTTGCGCAGACCAGCCAATTCGCCGATTTCCAGAATCCAATATCCCTGCAACTTTTCGGCAGCGGTCTTGTCCTTTGTATCGCTGAGATTCAGACTGTCCGAAAACCACTCGCCAGCAAGCCTTGCAATAAGTGTGCTTTTGCCAATGCCCTGCGGACCATTGAGAACCAGCATGGTATCGAATTTGATACCCGGATCAAGCACACGGCGAATGGCGGCACACAGCGTCTTTCGGGTAACTGCGCGTATATATTCGTTGTCCCGGGCACCGAGGTAGTCGATCAGCAGAGTATCCACACGCGGCACACCATCCCACGGAGGCAGCATATCGATGTATTCTCTGATGGGATGATACGAACGGTCATCGCTCACCTTAGTGACGGCAATCTGATAATTGCGCTGGGAGAATGTACCGTAATGGGAGTCTACATAGCTGATCAGCTGTGCGTCATCGGCATCGCGCCAATATTTTGAGGGGTGCTTCCACGGCACAGTCCCCTTGATTTCCATGCCGTCGAGCAGCTGGTTGAACACGATATTCTTCAGCATGGGATCGTTCTGCAGGATCAGTGTGATGTTGTGAAGGTTGTTTTTCAGCACAGTCGAGCGTGGTTCATATTGCAGCTGTTTCCGCCATGCGTCGCTGCCGGCATCGGAGAAATCCATGCTTGCCTGAGCAAGGCGTTCGTTGGAGGCAAGGACCTTGACCTCATCCTGCTGCATTGCAAGTTCACACATCGCCTGGTAGGATGCCTTGTCGTCCTTGTCGCCAAAGCGATGCATGCGCACGATATCGAAAGCATTGCACAGTTTCAGATAAGCGGGATCCTTTGCATGGTGACTGTAAACGAACTTGTCTTCCTTAATCTCCACGCCGGCCATACTGGAGGACTGCTTGAAATGCCAGCGGTTCTCATTGTCAGTAGGCTCGTACACATCCGAGAGGAACTCCTGCAGGGCTCTGGTGATGGGATAATACACGCGGTTGAACAGACCAACGACGCCTTCCTTCGCCAAAGGGTCCTGTACCTTCTGCTGCGTCACCGCATTAGCCTTGCTTTCCCGAGAAGAAGTGGGAAGCCGAGTAGGATCAGTCCACTCGGGATGGGCAGAGAGCACATCATCCGGATTGAGCCATTCGCCGTTCGTTTCCTTGTAGACGAACACGCCGTTTTGCGGCGACGACGGCCAGTACATCAGCTGATTCGGTTGGTAGGAGCATTCGTCAAAGTAGTCAATGCCAAGCATCTGGGCAACATAGCGGGAAACCGCCACGAATTCCTCGGGCGTTACATCCCTCGTCAAAGGAAATACCAAGCGGACACGGGGATTGTCAGGCGTACTGCTGTGTGTGGTATACAGAACTGATGCGTATGGGCAAAGGGATTCATAGCCGGCAAGGAAGGCCGCATCGATTCGGTCACCATCAAGCGCAAGCATGGAACGAACCTCGACGGTGTCGATCTTCCTGCGTCCGCCCATGAGCACGCCTGCTACGAAACCACCATGATCCTTGGCGGCATCGCGCTGGGCCTTGCTCATTTTTGCGTACTCTTCGGCAGACTCAGCTGTGCGGATGGTAACCTTCAGTCGTTCCTTCAGATCAGCGAAACGGATTGTTTTGTTGACCCACGTCTTTGCCTGACGGTTGTTGCCATAGGCAATTGCCAGATTCCTCATCGTCTGTACCTCCTGATAGCGGGCTTCTCACCGTGTTCAAAACGAGCCTGACGGGCGATCGCGTATGCACGTTCTGTTTTCCGCTTATCCATGTATCCCAGGTATGAGCCATCACCACCGAAAAGGGTGAAGACACCTCGTTCGTTCACTCCGGGATAAGCATCAAAATAGTCACCGTCAACTGTCTCAAAGTTAAACAGATTCGGCCATCCTTCATGCTCGTTGTAGGCTTCATACCAGATGCTATCGCGAATCTCATCAAAGGTGCGTCCTGCGGGAATGTTGCCGACAACAAGAATTGCCGTAGAAGGCACATCGGCTTCCGGGTCTTCCTCTACACCTGCTTTGTAGAATCGGTTGATTTTGCGCGCATCCTCGTCGGTCATCTTTCCCTTGACCTCGACATAGATGTCGCAATTTTCTTTGAAGAGACCGTGGTGGATAGTCACACCATGGAGAAGAAAATCCGGGAGATAGTAAGTCCCGTTGCCTAGGTCAAATCCTTCGGGTTCATATTCCCAGTCAGCGCCGCAGGCATCAAAGAATATTGCCCAGCGGGCTTCAAGGCGGGAACGGAAACGATAGCCCTTGTACTCGGTCGGAATTGCTTTTATCATTTCTGCACCTCCTCGCAGTCAGCTGTGAAATAGCGGATGAGCATATTACGGGTCTCGGCCTTGCGTATTTCCTGAGCCATACCCCTGGAAATGCGTTCTCCGAACACCCAGAGCTCTGCACATTTAGTCAGCATCACGATGCCCATGAACAGGGCAAGTTCTCGTTCTTCTGGCACATCATCGTGCATGAACTGAGGAAACAGTAGATGCGGGGCAAAAGGTATAAAGCCTGAATCGACAACGAACCTGCAGTAGCGTCGAGCGTTCTCAGCATTTCTCTCAGGATTTCCGGAAAACGGCGAGCACACATACACGACAGGTCTGAATCGGGCCTTGCGCTCTTCGGCTTCAATGTTTGAGAGCGCAGTATAGGTTGTGGGATCGTAATATCCTTCGTGGTTGAACTTGCTGACGCTCACGGTACACGCACCCTTTCAAGCAGAATTGCAGCGCAGGCTGGACACAGAATCTCAGTATCCTCCAAGCTGCCCTCACCGTCAGCAAATACAGCAGCCAGATCAACGGGCATTTCTTCTCCACAGCAGTGACAGTGCGTGAGAACGTTATTGCTGCGGATTTCAGCTTGAATTGAGATACCTGAAGCCAGCTGAACCTTGACATAGAACATAAAGAAAACCTCCATTCTTCGGAGCAAATCGTTTTGCCCTCTACATCCTTTGGTAAGTTAGGGGGCGATTTGAACGAAAAATGAAGGTGAAAAACAAAAAAAGAAGCGAGACATGCTTGTCTCGCTCCGTGTCAGGAAATTACCAGGCTAGTATTGCATGATAATGATCTTTCGGTCAGCCTCCTCAAATATTATGTTCGTTGGATTCTCCTCCGATGTCATTTGCGATTGCAGTCACGCGGACAGCAATACAACCCTTCGCTGTCCTGATAAGCACCTCGGGATCGTGCAGCAACTGCGCGTATTTTGCGATCATCGCATCTGGCAGATCTGTGAAATCCTCGTCTCCGAGTCCGCAGATGAAAAAGGTGCCAAAGATTGCAACCTCTGGAGCGATCAGACGATTGAACTCTGATTGCTTGAGGAGGGCTTCTTCATCGCAGACTACAGCAACGGGATCATCCCAGGGGTAAATTGCCTGGATATATCCGCCAACGGTTGCCTGTAGACTGCTGAGTTCAGGTGGAATGTGCGCAGTCCTCGGGTTCTTTCCGGGTTCAACAATCAGTACCTTCATGATTTTCCTCCTTGTAGTCGGGACTGAAAACGTTGTCAACCTTGTCCTCCCATAGCAGATGCCCTCGTTCGCTGTATCGCTGAATAAGCATCTTTGCTCCGGGCAGGATCGTGGACAGTGTGTATCCATCACGCAGGCGTACTACCATGCAGCGCTCAGTGTTGACCTGCGCAACATGCGCGCCTTCGGGCAGATTCAGAATTTCTTTGTAGGTCACGGGCAGGCTCCTTTCCGTTTGGGGTAGTGACATATACGCTCTGTTTGGGGCGAATAGCAAGCCCTGTCTGAAAGAATTATCAGTCTTTTTTGTAGAACTGTGTTTCGTACCCATCAGCGCGAAGAATCAATCCCTGTGCCCAGGGCGGAGTTCGGCCCATTTGTTCACAGACTGCATCAAGGGATACCTTCGGATCCGCTTCGATGATGATCTCATCATGTACGTGTGCAACGATGTTGCAGCAGCGCAGCGTCTTCATGGCATAGCACAGAATATCGCGGCTCAGCGCCTGTACAATATTCTCCACGAATTTCGGACCATAGCTTTCGAGCCGTTCCCATTTCTTCGTGCCCCCGACGCCTTCATAGGTAACTGATTCACCACCGAAGCGATTTTCTCCGATCCGGGGTTTGACATATGCCAAGCGTCTGCCAGAGGGTAAGCAGATGAACATGAAGCCGCTTTCGTAAACAAACCGGATGCCGTGAGCTTCGGTCGGAACCTTTTTTGCGACGGTTGTCTTGACTGCCTTATCGACATCCCACCAAAGCTGCGTGATGTGTGGATTGGCTGAGCGCCAAGCCTCGACCAGTGGCTTCAGTTCCTCCTCAGGAATGCCCATTTCCAGAGCTCCCATAGCCTTGAGGGCGCCCACAGACCCGCCATAGCCAAGGGCAAGCTCCGCGATCTTACCTTTCTGGCGGAGATGACCATTGACTCCGTGTTTTTCAACGGGGACGTGAAACATCTGGCTTGCGCTGGCACAATAGATGTCGCCGCCATTCCTGAAAACATCAAGCCGCCACTGTTCACCAGCCAACCATGCGATTACGCGGGCTTCGATTGCAGAAAAGTCTGCAACGATGAATTTGCCGCCTCGATACGGAATGAACGCTGTGCGGATCAGCTCGGAGAGTACATCGGGCACAGAATCATAGAGAAGCTGCATGGAGTTATAAGCCCCGCAGCGGACAAGGTTGCGTGCTTCTTCCAGATCGCTCATGTGGTTCTGAGGTAGATTTTGCAGCTGGACGAGCCTGCCGGCAAATCTACCTGTGCGATTGGCCCCGTAGAACATGAACATGCCGTGCGCACGCCCGTCCTTGCAGACACAGTTCTGCATTGCCTGATATTTTTTGACAGAGCTTTTCGCCAGCTGCTGGCGTAGAAGCAGGGCTTCGGCCAGATCGGGTGGAGCATCCTTGAGCATGGCAGCTACTTCCTTCTTGCCGAGAGATTCAATCTCCATGCCATGCTCCGCAAGCCATTCCTTCATCTGGGCAACTGAATTTGGATTCTTCAGTGCAGTCAGTGATCGCATTCGGCTTTTCAATTCGGATGAAGTGAATCCGTCAAACATGATTGCATTTTCTACGAACTGCATATCCAGCCGGATACCGCGATCATTGATTTCCTGATCGAGATGATACTCATCCCAGATATGATCAGGAACCGGGAAACGGGCCAGCTTTGCCTGAATAGCCATTTCAGTTTCGACATCACGCAGGTTATAAGACTTGAAGGTTTCCCATTTTTCGGGAGCATGATGCGGCAGGTTTCGTGTACGTCCTCCATTGGTTTTCGTAGGCAGGCAAGGCTGACAGAAATACTTGATCAGATCCTTGCCTTCTTCAAGCTTCTGCTTATCCAGCTGAAGCACAGCACCAACACCGGCAAGCGAAAGCGGCAAACCAAGGTAGGCTGACCACACCATGGAGCAGCGCCACTGCTGCGGTTCTAGATATGTGCCTGAGGGAAAACCAAGATGGCGCGACAGGCAGATACGTTCGAAGTTGGCATTAAACGCCCACTTGATAACAGAAGGATCAGTCAGGGCAGAAAGGATGTCAGCGGGAATACGCTCACCGCATCTCAGATCAACAACCTGAGGCGGAGCGGAGTCTACACTGTAAGCAAAAAGCAGAATTTCAAAATCAGGTGCCTCGCAGTAGCGGTAAACTCCCGTTTTGCCAATGTTGGCACTGCTGTAGGTTTCAAGGTCAATGGACAGGGTTTTCATATGCATACCTCCATATGAAACAAGGCGGCAGATTGCTCCGCCGCCCCTTTCGTTCATTTGTCAGGACAGAAAGTCCTCGTCGGCAAGGGTCTCGAACTCGGCGGAGGCGTTGGTGCGACCGCCCAAGGGTTCACCGTCACGGACCTTCTGGATGTTTCCAAGGCCACAAGCAATGCCTCGGTTGCCGTTGGTATTGAAGGCGTAGAAACTCAGAGAAACATGAGCATACACACCGGAATACACCTCACTGCGGTCGATGATCGGGCGCACGTTCTTATCGACGATCTGGGGTGCGGTCTTGCTGTTTGCGTTGATGAAATAGCAGCCAGTGTAGTTTTCGTCATCTCGCTCGGTATCGCCATCGCGCAGGGGCAGCTTCAGAGCGCCCATCGGGGGAATCTTGCCGCCAAACTTGCCGATACCCTCCTGGATGGCACAGTCGATGGCAGCGTTGATGGCGTTGACGGTCTCGGTGTCAGACTTGGGAATGATGATGGAACAGCTGAACTTGGGATCTCCGCCGTTGATGGACTTGGGTTCCCAGACGTTGGCATAGGAAAGACGGACGACGCCGGTAACGACTCTGTTGTTGGTCTGCTTTGCCATAATTTAATCCTCCTGAATTTCATTAAAGTCGGTATTCACATTTGTCATCGCAGGACGTTTGTCTGTTATGGGGACGAGTGTGGGCTTGCCTGCAGGCTTGATGATCAATCCGCTAAGAACCTCGGCGAACTCCTGCTTGCCCATGAGTTTCTCCATTTCGGTGATAGGCAGAAGTGATCTTCTGAAGATGTCGTGATATCCGGCAGCGTTGGCGGCCTCAATGACTGCGGCTTCGTTGGAATACTTTCGTACGGATCGTCCTTCGACGACCTTGTAGCCGTGCCATTGCTTGCCGTGGTTGAGGGCTGCGTCCTGGGCGTAGGCTTTGATTTCCTCAGCCCAGCGGGTCAGATCATCCAGCTTGCCGAGAATTTCCTCGATCTCCGCATCCGTCAGCAGCGGAGGCTGTGCGAATTCGTACCGCGCCAGTGCCAGTTTCTCCTCAGCCCGGGCACGACACTTGACCGCCGCCTTGCAGAACGTGCACCACGGACCGGGCATATAGTCGCCTTTTCCTTCAAAGGCAAGCTTGGCTTTGGGTACAAGTACATTCTTCGCCCAGGCTTCCAGATCGGAAACGGAGATCGTCCATGTGCTGATGTTCTCACGGCGTGGCTGGTAGATGGTCATTGCAACATCCTCGATATCGTAAAGGGTATCGTAAATGCGCAGGGCACCCAGTGCGTAGAGCATCATCTGAGGATTCTGCTCTGCCTCGACCAGCACACCCTGACCGTACTTAAAGTCGATGATGTGCAGGGTTTTGTCTGCTATGATGATGCAGTCACCGGTGCCGAATCCATGCGGCACGTAGCAGGAGAAATCAAGGCGCTGCTCGATGTTGATGATGGGGTCTGCGCAGTGTTCCTTTGCTTGCGCAATGGTTTCAAGCACAAACTGAACGTAGTTGTCAGTGTGGGTGTCCATTTCCTCACAGTCGTATTTGGAGATGGGCTTTCGGGACTGACGTTTCAATGCCCGGCGCAGCTTGTGCTCACACAGTGCGTGCGCGGCTGTGCCCTCGGCGGCGGCTTCCGTCTCACGATCCTCAAACTCCTGCTCAAGCCGGGCGGAGGGGCTGCAGTTCAGCCAGCGGTGCGAGGAGGATGCCGACAGAACGGCGTGTTTGGATGGCGGCATCAGAACACCTCCGCTTCGGCGATCAGCGCAGCATAGTGTGTGGGATCGATGCGTGAAAGCTTGTCTGCACCATACTTGCGAAGCAAAGCCTGCACCTTGGTCGTGTGTCCTTCAGCAGATTTGCGGGCGAGAACGGCACGTACATCTTCGAGCTTGATCGTCTTTTCAGTTACCGGGGATTCCTCGACAGCAGGCTGCTTATCGGACGAACAGAACAGTTCGCTCAGATTAGCCGATACAGCGATAAGGGTTTCGCCGCACCTGTGCAGCTCGGCAACTACCGCATCCAATTCTGCCATTTTGCTCATTTTCGTTACCTCCTTTGACATTTTCCTGATCAGCCAGTTTTGTCAGATTGCATGCCAGACGCTTCGATACATCGGAGATTTCCATCAGAACGGCGATGGCCTCCGCCGAGTCTACGTTGCACTGGCAACAGTCGCGCATGTTTTCCATGTTTCTACCTCCATTCCGAGGATGATTGCTTTAGCCCCTCATATCCTTTGGTAAGAAGAGGGGCCATTTGAACGAAGGAAATGAGAAATTCGAAAATTTATCTCAGAAGATCTTCGATTTCTTCGCGATGTGCCCTGATATAGTCGTCCATCTTCCTGATACGGTAGTTGAGCGTACTCTGTGCCTTGATTCCCAGGGCCTGCGCGATTTCGCGCTCCGTGAAATGGTTAGCTCGCATCTGAAACACACGAGCGCCGTTAGGGATCAATTGATCCAGCTGCTGGTAAAGCTGTTCAAGCAGAAGGTGATCTGAGACGATATCCTCAACCAGAGGATTATTGTCAATGAACTCAGAGGTTTTGTCGTCAGCGTGATCTTCCATAAGTTCATTCAGTGAAATGCTACGATGACCATTGGTTCGCCAGCCGCAGGTACTGCAATCTCCCTTGCAATAGCGATAGTCACTTTGTCTGCACTCACCGTCCCGACGGGCGCGATTGCGTTCTTTTTCCTTCCAATGACTTACCATCTGGTAGATCTCCTCGGTTACGGGAATCAGATCACGATTGATCTTGACATAGCGCTGCTTCATCGTTTTTCTCCTTTTCGGTCGAGCCGAACGGAGAAAAAGAGGGCTGGATGGTACAGCAAGTAAGCTGACAGACTTTGCGACGTTCTCCGTTCGCGATGTCTGCAGCGGCGCTTTTCATCCAGCCGTTGCGTATTCAGTTGTGCCTGCTCCC